GGTTATTGGAACAAGTTATTGTCATAGTCGTATGTTTCAAACTAATGAGGCAGAATATAATTGGTTTAAATCTTTTGAGGTTGCAAAAGACAATGTAATTCTTGCACATAAAAATCTGTTTGAAAGTGTTGATAAAAAAATGCAGAAACTAAAACTTGGTTTAAAATCTTACAGATACTTTGACCAAGCAAAAGAACTAGCTGACAAACTCGGTGTGGTTTTAAATGAAAGCATACTAAACGAAAGCAGTAGTCTAGCGCTTTCAATTTATAGTCCGAGTAATTTAGCTGATCTTTTAACTGATGAGGTTGAACAAACTAAAGATGATAAGATCGCAATAGCAAGAGCGCTCTTACAACAAGAACAAGAGGCATTGAACTAATGAATTGGGGAATTGCAACTGCAAATGTAGCCATAATAATTTATGGCTACATTATTTTAAATATCTTGGGGGTTTTATAATGAGCGACTTTAATTGGTGTCATGGACCAAAGTGCCATGAAAAACATACTGTTGATAGAGTGCGAGGTGTTAAGGGCTCAAAGGTTTTAAGAACTCGTAAGGTGCCAATCAATCGTTGGAATGAAAATACCATATGGAGATTTTTTTGTAGCACTCAATGTCAATTAGATTTTGCAACTTATCATTGCGCCGAGTTTTTAGAAGAAAGATATCCGAGGACCGAGGCTCTTGAAACACCTATCCATAATCCCACAAAAGAAACACATACACATGATTATAGTTGGGGCAGACATAGTTATACAACTACAAAAATAGAGGTTGACGAAACTAGACAGACTTAGCTTACCTTTCCTAAGATACACGAGGCGCTTCGCGCCTCGTGTAATGCATAGTGGTCCCAGAACCATTTTGATTTTTGCAAAAGTTTAAAAAAGTTTTTTTGTACTAGACAAAGGGGTCCCACAACCTACACTAGAAATGCGTGACAAATACATAGATAATGGTAAAATACTTTTTAAGTTTTCAAAATACTTGTAAAAAAATTTTGCGGAAAAATTTTTATGAATGAAAAATTTATACAGAACCTAGACAAATTACCTGCTGACGTTCGAAGACAATTTGCTTTACTAGCAAATCAATACGGTGAAAAGAAAAAACAAAGTACAATTCAAAATGATTTCCTGTCTTTCGTAAAACATGTTTGGCCAGATTTTGTTGAAGGTAAACATCACAAAAGAATCGCTGACAAGTTTAACAAACTTGCATCTGGTGAAATCAAAAGACTAATTATTAATATGCCACCAAGGCATACCAAAT